GTGAAATATTGGAAAAGAAGTTTTATCACTACACTTTAAAAAATAAAAACCTGATACGTGTTGGTTCCAATGTATGTGTGCTGAATGATGACCACCACCTTTTTTAGCAAACTCTTGTACCCACATTTCACTAAACATAGTTGTGTATTGTGACATATCATAACCTTGGTGATCTAAATATTCCCAAGATTTTTGACCAATGTAATTTCTAAAATCTAAAAAATCATTGTCAGCTGTTAGTGGTGTTGAATGATATGATCTTCCAAAGTCACCGTGTTTTTTTATAAATTCTTTTTCTCTTGTTCTTGCATCTTTAACATATTTGTTACTTGCTTTATTTAACGATTTAACAAACTCTGGTTTTTCTTCATTCCATACTACAGTTGGAAAATAACTATTTATATACATTATTTAAAAGGCCTCCCTAAATGCCATACCACAAGACTATATCTTGTGCCTGATGTTACTGGTTTAACTCTATGCCACACAAAACTAGGAAACACAATAATAGATCCTTTTGGTAATATCTCTTTACATTGCACTCTATGTTTTGATTCGTCTCGCATATGTGGATCATAGTTTCTAAAATCAAATTCTAATTCACCACCTTTGTATTCTGATCCATCTGTTAATTGACAAGTCATAGATAGTTTTCGAATCTTACCATTGTCGGGTCCTTCTTTTTCATAAGGTTTATCCCAACCATCACAATGCCAATCATAATATTGATTGTGTTTGTATTTTGTAAACTGACACGATTCTGATCTGTCCCATTCAAAGTTCCAACCAGCACTTCTATTTGCTTCGTGTACATATGGATGTAATTCTTTGTATATCCAAGTATCATTTAACCAAACTAGATCAGAATTTCTTTTTCTTTTTAAATCTTTTATTTCTTCTTTTTTTAATTTTCTATCACCATAGCCACCAGTTCTAGCCATAACTTCTTCTTGTTGATTAGCATAAGCAATTACATCATCACAAAATTTAGGTGTCAATACTCCAGTAAAATACCAATAGTAATTAGATATATTCATACGTTATAGTCTGTACGAAATTTAAACTATCTTTTTGATTGTTAGTTAAGTAGTACATATTAGTTGATGGAAACATAATAAACATATTATTTTTAAGTGGTATATCCCAAGATCTTCCTTTACGTCTGTTATCTTCATAGTGTATTCGAACATTACAATCTTTGACTTTTACACCATATAACAATGTATAATCTGGTGAGTTACGTAGATCTACTGGATCTATATTTAATAATGGAATTGTAGTCTCGCTAGGTTTATAGATGTTACCCCACGTTTCTTTGTTAACTAAAGTAAACCCATAGTCTAAATTTATATGATCTCTCATATAAGTGTTCAACATATCGAATGTTCGTGAAAACGGAAAATCTTTGTTTTGAATTACTGATTGTAAGATATCGCCTGATAATTTATCTCGATCAATGTCCCAATCTTTAGGCATTGCCACATCACCATAATAGAGAGCTTGCTCTGTTAATACTTTCTTCTGCATACCACCACCATTTTTAATTTATGCTTTGCTATCTGTCAAGTCCCAAGACTGGCCTTCTTCATTCCAAACATAAGACCATCTATGAGTATCAGCTTCGTTTTGTGAAATTTGTTCTGCAGTTAATTCAGGTTCATCACCAATTGGCGATTTCCAACTTGCAGTTGTATAATTTTTTACCCAAGATGCATATGGTTTTTTAGGCCAAAAAATTTGATCATCTTCGTCCCAAATATAACCTATACCTGCGTAATTACCTCTTAAAGGTGTTCCGCCACCTGAATGTGTATTACCTGATGTATTGTAAGATGTTTGAATCCACATTTGTGCAGGCCAGTTGTTGTGTGTTTCTAACCACTGTTGACCTACTGTTTCATCTTCAACACCATCAGCGTTTAACATCTTATCATTATCCATAGTTAACACTTGAATAACTTTACTGTTAGCTCCTAGTTTTGCAAAATGTGCCATAATGTTTCTCCTTATATATTAATTTTAATTACCATTCAACTACTGAAATCTATATCTTATTATTACTATTCCTGAACCACCAGTTCCACCACCTGTATTTGGAGCATAGTTATTACCCCCTTGTGCACCACCACCTGTATTTGTAGCTCCATTATCTGCTGCACTATTACAATCTGCTCCTGAATTTCCTCCAACTGCATATGTAACAGGAGAAGCGGTTATTTGACTAGCAACTCCTGGTCCACCTGATCTATTGAATCCTGGACTTACAGGGGCAGATGTTCCTGCTCCACCAGCGCCTCCACCAGCGCCTCCAAAAGCAGTGCTTGGACCAAAACCTGTTCCACCATCTTGTCCTTGAGCGGGAGTTGTAGGGGGAGTATTCCCTTCTCCTTTTCCTCCATCAGGAACAGTATTAAATCCACCTCCGCCACCACCAGAACCACCATTTTGACCTGAAGCTGCAGTAGCACCTGGAGCTCCTCCAGACTTACCACCTCCACCACCTCCAGCTGATGTTATTGTTGAAAAAGTTGAAACACCTCCATCTCCTCCGTTACTTCTGCTTCCACAAGCTGGATGTCCAGCTCCACCAGAAGCTCCAGCACCTACTACGATTGGAAAAGATGTTGCTGTTACTGTAATTCTATTTGGTGAGCTTGGATAACCATCTAGAGGAGAACCTGTATAAGGTGAACCAGGACTTACTACTTCTCTAAAACCACCAGCTCCGCCACCTCCAGCACTATAATATCCTGATGCAGAACCACCACCTCCACCGCCTCCAGCTACTACCATATAAGAAACTAAATTATCTGTTGCACTTGTTGCTATTTTAGAAACACAAAATGTTCCTGGTCCTGTAAAAGTATGAATTTTGCAATTTCCTGATTCTGTTACTGTTCCACCTGTTGCTTGTAGATATGGATTAGTAACCGCAACTGATTGTAAACCATCATCTGTTATTAACCAACCTTGTGTTGAATCTACAAATACTAATGTTACTGCAATACCTTCTGTTGATAAAGTTGCATTGTTAGTTGAACCACCAATTTTATCTGAACCATTTGCAACTAATATACAATTATTTGTATCAAATGTATTTGCATAATCTTTAACTGCAATAACAGCTCCTGCTGTTCCTGCTGGTAATGCTACATCAATTTCTTGAGAAGTTGTATCTACAAAATATCCTTCGCCAGCGACTGCTGTAAAGTCTCCTGTCTTAACTGTTGTTGTCCAAGAAGCCGAACCTGTTGCACCAAAGTTTGTAGCCGTTCCTTGGTTATTAATTGTTGCACCACTAGGAATTGTGAACGTATCGCCACTATCACCTAGGGTTACCGTTGTTCCGGATCGTGGACTAATTTTATTTACTTTTACTTCACTCATAATTTTTACCTATTGAAATTTGTACCTTATCACAACTAAACCTGAACCACCATTACCACCTACAGATGGACCAATTAAATTAGCTCCACCACCACCGCCGCCAGTATTTGCTGTACCTGCTGTTCCAGCTACTGCTGTATCAGCTGCTCCTGCTCCTCCTCCACCTGGACCTCCAGCACCTGGAGAGTATCCCTGACCATATGGTGATCCTCCACCTGCTCCACCGCCACCACCCGCTCTTGTTACAGGTGATGCTGTGATTGATGTTGCTATACCATTTCCTCCTGCTCCTGCAATGGAAGCATTACCAGGTCCTGCACCAACTGATCCTGCTCCACCACCTCCACCAGCAGCATAGCCAGCAGAAGCGCCTCCTCCATTTCCACCATTATTACCTTGAGATGGATTAACAGGAGGTGTATTTCCTGCTGCACCACTTTGACTATACATTGCTCCACCGCCTGAACCACCTGTTGCTGCTGCATTAGAAGGAGCTTCAGTTCCACCAAAACCACCACCTGTTGAAGTTACTGTTGAAAAAGTTGAAGGGTTTCCACTTGAACCTGCTACATTTGCACCATTTCCTGTACCACCAGCTCCTACTGTAATTGTATAAGCTTGTGCCGTAACTGTTACTGATGTTCCACCTGGATTACCATTTAATGGACTAGCTGTATAACTATCTGCAGGGCCTTTATATTCTCTAAAACCGCCAGCACCGCCTCCACCACCATAATCTCCACCACCACTACCACCTCCTGCTATTACCATATAAGACACTATATTGTTTGCAGCTGTGCTAGATGCATTAGAAACTGTAAATGTTCCTGGACCTGTAAAAGTATGAATTTTAAAATCACCAGAAGTTGTAACACTTCCTCCTGTTGCTACCAAATTAGGATTACCTACAACATTAGATGTTGAATCCTGTATATTTTTCCAACCTTCAGTATCATCAACATAAACTAAAGTTATTGATTGACCCTCTGTGCTTAAATTTACAGGTGCTGCAACACCGCCTATTTTTTGAGAGCCATTTGCTGCTATTGTTAAAGCGTTTGTTTGAAATGTATTTGTATAATCCACAACAGATACAATGTTACCTGCAGTACCTGCTGGTAAATTCATTGTAAATCCCCCGCTTGATGTGTCTGCAAAATAACCTTCTCCATTTGCTGCGGTAAATGTAGAAGTTTTAATTGAACCTGTTTGCCAATCTACTGTTCCTGTTCTACCAAAACCTGTCTGTGTTGCACCACTAGCTAAAGCAACGGTACCACCACAACGACCTAATGTAACTGCAGAGCCATCTACAACAATTGGATTACTTGCTCCTGATCCGATTGTAGTAGTTGTTCCACATTTTTTGATGATGTTTGTATCATCTGAAACTTTATTTATATTATCTACTTTAATTTTACTTGTCATAATTATTTATATTTATACCTTATTACTACTATACCAGATCCACCACCACCACTAGCTGAAGAGTTTGGAGCATTTTTACTTCCTCCACCACCGCCACCACCGGTATTTCCTGTTCCATTACTTCCACCAGCACCACCTCCGCCAGTTCCACCAGGTCTTCCAGTGTCATCTGACATATTAGAACCACCGCCACCTGATCTTGCTACCGATGATCCTGTTATTGAAGTTGATGCACCAGCGCCACCAGGGCTACCTCTGTCTGGAACAGATGGTGGATTTTGAGGAACAGGAGTAGCTGCAGCTGTAGCTCCGCCACCACCTGTAGATGCTTGTTGACCTCCAGGAGTAGTATTATTTCCACCTGAATTTCCTTGTGGAGGACTAACAGGAGGTGTGTTACCTGTTCCTCCAGAAGATCCACTACCATTATAAGCTGAACCACCACCAGAGCCACCATTAGCACCATTACCACAAGTAGGAGAGTTTTGTGATCCTCCTCCACCTCCACCGGCAGATGTTACTGTTGAAAATGTTGAAACTCCACCA